ACAAGGAATCTAACAGTAAGGGTCAGTCCTTACATTTATAATATGTTAGTAGATATAGCAAAAAATAATAATATAACAGTGTCTAATGTTGTAAGAAGTGCAATAGAAAAAACATATATGAAATCTTCTAAGAGGTCTAAACAATAGGCAAAAAAAAAGGAAGCCAGCTCCAAAACCAGCTTCCCTAAATAATTGTCACCACGTAATGGAGAATATACAACACAAACCAGAATCAAGCAAGCAAAATACTACACCGCTTAATCCACCCCTAACAGGGTATTTAAAACAGGATTTACAAATAGCATGGCTTCACTTCATTAGGAAATATGATCCTTATAGTTGGTTTACAACCCTAACATTCAAAGATTCAATACATAAAACTACTGCAGACAAAAGATTCAAGCGGTGGATCACCAATATAAATGAAGCCCTATATGGGAATAGGTTTAGGAAAAGGAAGCTAGGGGTTAGTTGGGTTCGGGCAATGGAAAGGCAAAGGCGGGGTGTAGTTCATTTCCATGCTCTAATTAGAAGCCCTGAAATGTATAAACTTAAAAGGCTGGATTATATGAAGCTATGGGAAAACAACTGTACCAATACAGATAGTGTTATTAATGGCTTTGCCAGAATATATAAATATGATCCTTCACAGGGTGCCAGTGCTTATTGTAGTAAGTATGTTACTAAGGGGTTTGATAATCTTGATATATATATTGCACCCCCATTAAAGAATATGTTAAGTGAATCGGATCAGGGAAAGTTAGCATTTTTAATTGGTTAAATAATAACCTCTTAACCATTTGTTATAGTGGCTAGAATTTAATCATACATAGGGAAGTGAATAGTTAGTTTAAGGGAAAGGTGTTAGTACCCTTGTTTAAACTAAAAGCGGTAGCTATGCCTAAATATAGCCCTGAAGCCAAAGATAATGAACATTAATTAATTCACTTCTAAGTGGTAGTAAGAACATGGCAAAACTAAAACTTACAAAGCAAAGAATAATGGAATCACTGAAAGCCACACATGGAATAAAAAAGTATATGTGTGAAGTGCTGGGGGTGAATAGGCAAACACTTTATAGATACCTTAAAAGCAATCCAGAATTAGAATCTGAAATGCAGGAACACCTAGAATATATAACTGATATTGCTGAATTTAATCTAATAGAAAATATAAAGAAGGGTAACTCATGGGCGGTTCGATATTGGCTTAGTACCCGTGGAAAAAACAGGGGCTATTCTACAAGATCAGAATCAAACTTTAATAGCTCATACCTTATGCAAGTTATTACAACCGGTGTAGCTGATAATGCAGAATGAAACCGCACTTTTAATATACCGATTGGGCGGTGAGTAGTAAGAATAATAATATGTAAATTATAATCTTTATTATAATCTTTAGCATGTGGAAATGGCAATATGTATATTGAAAAGAAAGTCAAGGGCTAAGTTTAAATCTATAGTAAAGGAGAAAACAGTATGGCTATGGATCAAGATCAGCAACTAGCAAGGCATATAATTAATACATGGGGTTATGAAGTTGTTTATAGGGCATCATTTAAGCCTTATATAATTTCTATACCAGATTTATTTAAGCTGTATGAATTTGAGGAAGCCTCACATCCAGATTTTAAGATATTTACATCTGGCTTGCCTACACTTATTGATAATCTAGGTGTGGAAGTGGTTTACTAAAGCGAGTCATTTTAGAGTTACTCGCTGATAATATTTGTTACATTTGTTACAGCCCCTAAGAGATTCGTACAATGTACGAGAACAAAGTCGTAACAACTACGAAACTTAATTCAATGATTTAAAGGTGTTAGCTATATAATATAACAATATAACAATATGTTATACAGTTGAATATAACACTTTGTTATATGCTCCAATGATTATAGTGTTATAGTATATGTTATTAGTTAATTATATAAGTTGATTTGTATTACACATTATGTTATAGTAAAGGAAGGTAAAATTTATATGCAAAGATCAATAGAAGCTTGGGATATGAAGCCAACATATAAGACAAGGAATCTAACAGTAAGGGTCAGTCCTTACATTTATAATATGTTAGTAGATATAGCAAAAAATAATAATATAACAGTGTCTAATGTTGTAAGAAGTGCAATAGAAAAAACATATATGAAATCTTCTAAGAGGTCTAAACAA